CGCCACAGTCGGAGCCTGTTCGTTAATGTCTGCTTTAAGCCCGCTTTCGTCCTTCATGTTCATTATAAAGCCATCGGCAATATGTTCCGGCAATCCTCTGGCAATAAGCCCTTCTCGGATTCCACCAGCATCAGGTGTCGTGCTTTGAGGTGGAATAGATTGCTGCGCAGCGCCACCGCCTAGAAGGCTCTGAAACGCGCTTGTTGCTTCCTGCCGCCCTTCGCCCAGCTTCTCACCGGACCGTTTGGCCAGCAATGCCCCGAGAATGGAGTTGGCGGCGCTGTTGGCCCCCTGAACGGCTGTGCGGGGTTGCCCTGACGCGCCACGGGCAAGCATTTGCTCTGCATATTTTTGCTTTTGCTTTAGCTCGTCATATGTGAGGTTCGTATCACCCCCGAAAATGAAAGGTTTTGCCATTATGAAGCCCCTTTCAGCGCTTTGCCGTAGTCAACCATTTTGATCCCGCCGACCTCGGTAACAGCGCTTGGCTTTTTCTTCTCAACCTCTTGCGCCATAAGGCCCATTTGGATTGGCCCGCCGGATTTATACCGGAATTTGTAAATGTTCTGTCCGTCGTCTGTCTTGCCGACCTTTTTGATATCTTTTTTCGTGCGTTTATCGGACATAATAAACGCGCTGCCCAATGTCCCGCCAAGCTGCAACAGCCCGCCCAATGGGTTATTTGCCTGATTGGCTTGCCATTGGTTCAGACGCTGGTTGTAATTTTGATTGATCAGCCCCGCATTGTCAGTCGTCGCAATGTTCGAAGGCTGGTTTGTCGAGTAATTCGGCATAGACACTTGCGATCCGCTCAACAGCGCTGAAATCTCGTTAATCGGCTGATTCCGCTGGGCTTGCAATTCGCTGAACGCTTGCCCGCGTCCCCGCAAATACAGGTCATTGTATGATTGGCTTTGCGCGTCATTCAGATTGCCCATTGCCCGATCATATGCCGCTGATCCCAGCTTGATGCCCTGATTGCTCAACTGCGTTTGCAGGTCTGACCGTTGGCGCTCGAACCTTGGGTCAAGCGTAGCCGCCCCCAACTCATTCAAGCGCCCCTCGATAGCCGCTGTGTCAGCGGTCCAAGGCTCTGACATGTAATCGCCCAAGAAACTTGATTGATCGCGCGCGATATTCGACAGGTTCAGTTCTGCGTCTTGGTTGGAATCGTAGATATTCTGCGCCTTTTCGGAAAGGCTTTGTGTCGCTGTGAATGTCGGCAAATCATAGGAATTGCCGGTGTAAGGATCGGTGAACGAATAATTCCCCGTCTGGTCATAGGTCAGAGTTGACCCATCTGCACCCACTTGGTTGACGTTGCCTAGCATCGTGTTGGCAATCGCGGTGGAAACGCTTGTGCCTGTCTGTGCCGCTGACGTTTCCCTTGGGTTGGGCGGGGCCGGTGCTCTAGATTTTCCCATTTAGGATATCCTCTTGAATTTTCCACTCCGCCACGCTTCAATTGTTAGCGTGTGAATGGTTTCGGCCTCGTCTCGGCCCCTTAATCTCGGAATTTTGTATTCTGTCGCTCCGAACGCTTTCCAGATACGGCGCGCGCGGGTGTTGTTTTCTGATATTCTCGCAATGCACATTTGGCATCCGATTTGGTCAAACGGGTATTCGAATATTCGCCGGATTGCCGTCTTTGTGGCCCAATCCCTACATATCGACGCCGATGATATTTCGATCACCCCAGCCGCTTCGTCCCAATTGTGATAAACCACACCGGCAACCAATTTGCCTTCACGGGCGAACCCGATGGCCTTGCACTCTCCAAAGCCCCTAGAACACCCTTCTATATTGTCCGCCACGAACCGTTCGACCTCTTTGTCGCGCCCGTAGATGGCGGTGATCAAACTACCGCCCCGCCTTCGCTGTAAAGAACCTCGATGGACACCAATTCAGCATCCGACCTGCGCTCCCCGCTGCTGGTGATCTGTATCTGCGGCGAAACCACAAACCCCACCTTGCCTTGGGAAACCCAATTCGTCGTATAAATAGGGCGCACGGAATATTCACCGGTTTGCGAGTCGTCCCAAAGGCTCACATCCCACTTCCCAACATCCCAAAGCGCCGCCGTCGTGGTGGGTTGCGCCGCTGCCGTTGGAGCCGCCGGGAAGTCTACATTGTAGTTTGTCGAAAATGAAACCTGCGGATTGAACTCCAGCGCCGATAGAAACGTCGCGCGCGCAGAATTTACGGTTTTATGCGTGGCGGTTGACCCAAACCCAGTTGGGTATCCTGATAACTTCGCGACAAAAGGCGTTCCGTCATCATCCCCGCCGCGTTCGGCCTGATATATAAACCCGTCTGCTGACCCGAAATAACAAGTCTTGGAATGGATCGTCAGGCACTGGATATCCCAACCAGTATAAACAGACCAAGCGCCTGTATTCACATTCGCCACCAACCCCGTGTTGCCATCGCTAGGAAGCGATACCATGAGCATGTTTTCGCGGGGCCATTTCACAATTTCCCAAGGCTGTGTTCCTATGTAGCTGCGGGAATACTTTTGCCAAGTATTCTCAATCGGCGCGGATACAGCCGCCAAGGCCAATGCGGCGGGGTCTTTTTGAACCACGGCTGAAATAGGGATCAAGCCCTCTTCCGTGGCGATAATCACATCTCCTCCAGCCCTGACATGCGCGTTAGGGCCTAAAGGTGGAGACATTTTGTAAAGCCCTACCAATCCCCATGTTGCAGCATCCGCCGGGTTGCTGCCCTCGTAAACGGCAACCTCCCCAAGCGAACTGACAAAAACAATCCTGTCGTCCATGCCGTCGCCAGAATCCTGCGACCATGTGGCCCCGAACATCAGATAACCGCCATCTTGGAAAATACCCTTGAGCGAGAAATCGGCAGCCGCCCCGCCAATGCTATCAACGGGCAAATACCATGCAACCTTGCTGTTTTTCTCAACGAACCAATACCGAGACTTGAATGTCCAGACATAGTTTAAATTGCTTGTGGTTACGCCGGTGATTGCCGGCGTTGATACCCCGTCAACCGTGGTCCATGTTGTCCCGTCGTATAGTTGGGCCTTCTCCGTCCCATTTACTGCATACAAATATTCGCCACCAACCGTTCCAAGCTGTGCGGTTGAATACCGACCGGACGTTTGCCCGGTCACGTCAGAGGCCGGAACGGCGGCAGGATCAAGCGCCGAGATATTGTAAATATCCGTATCAGTTGTTGCGAACATCTGGCTTAACGTCGCGGATTCGTAAGAAAACACAGACGTTACAGGAGCGCCAAGCATTGCCACCTTATAGCGGCCACCGCGAACCCTGACACCAGACTGCGTAACAAACATGTTTTCGATCACGCGCGCGGACAAGGGGCGCTGTGCTGACAGGCTGTCGTTGTCAATCATCCCGTGGATAGGGGCGGGAATGCTGTTGATTTTTCCGTCAGGCGTTTTGTCTGTTTCTGTCGCAACGCGATCAGTTGTCCGCTTTCTCGCGGGCCGAACGCTTATCATTTGGAACCTCTGTCGGCTTTAATTGCCGCCACAAGATCGGCTTCGAATTCCGCCATCAAGTCATCAAACGGCAACCCCTTTTGACGTTTCCAACGCCAAATAGTGCCGCGCTCCAGCAGGCGCTCTGGGAATATGGTCTCGTCCGTATTCGCCGTAATCCTGTCAGCCCTGCTTTTCAGCCATGACGAGGAAATGTATTTAATTTTAACAGTTTTTAGCGCGTCAACTGGCAGGAATTGCAGTTCGCCGTTGGTCAGGTGATAGAACGGCTGCGCAGACATGTGCTTTCCCAAAAGCTGCCATGTGGATTCTGACAACACGGGCCGAACCGGCTGATAGTCAGGATCATCAACCGCGACCGCCCCACCAGACGCCATCTTTTGGAAGTCGTTCGGCAGGGATAGGGTTTCCATAGGAACCGACAATTCACGCACCCCGTTCGACCATTCTGCCCGGGTTGCAATGTCGTTTCCTGCCATATTCATCAGGCCGGAAATCTGCCGCATTTCAAACGACGCATCATCAATGGCGGGGGACGAATTATCAATCCCGCACTCTGACAGGATACTTGGCAGGATATCACCAATGCTCATGGGGTCACCCCTGCTATATGAAGTCGTGAGGGCGACAAGCGCCGCCGCCTGTCGTCTAAATCTTTAAGCCCGATTAACTGGTCGAGATATGTTTCTGCCGCCTGCGCTTTCTCAATGTCGAGATTAGCAAGAAAAACTTGCACCAAAACTGCATATAGATAGATATCGGGGTCCGACTGGAACAACCAATTCGTGCCATTTTCCACAAGGCTGGGAAGCCGCGAGTAGTAAACCAGATCAACCGTTGCCGATACCTCGCTGGTCTGCATCACGCCCGACGTAATCGCGTATCCAGACGCGCCCTGTTTGATTTCCGTGAGTGTTTTTGCTGGCAAGATATATTTGCCGACCATAACCGAGCGGGCACGAATAAACCCGATTGGGATATTTGCCACCCCATCGGCATCCGTCGCCAATGATGCGCTCGATTCCATTTCGCCAACCTGCAACCGCTTGGCAATCGCATTTTCGGCCAGCCCTACGAACATTTCCGCCTTGAGCGCTACGTCAGGGTCGTTAGCCCGGTCCGACACCTCGGCTATCAGTTCTGCATAGTCTGCAATCATACCCTGCCCCCGAATGTGCGGAATTTGGCGTTGTCGCTGTCATTCAGCCACTTTGACAAATATTTGTCATCGTCTTGCTTGCTGGCCTCGGCCAACTGGTCGTGGAATACGTTCAACGGGATTGACGCCACGCGCTTACCATCGCCCCAGCGCTGGCCGGCCATTTCGGCCTTGGCTGTGGCGTTATCCTTTAGGATATTATCCACGGGATAATCGGTGCGGTAATGGGTTTTCTCGCCATCAAACCAGACCCAGACCGTGCGGCCCGTGCGGTGGTCATGCTCCAGCAGTTCCCAATTCCCGTCCTTGATAACCATTCGGCTACTCCGGCAACGGATCGGCGCGCTCGGCCTTCTTGGCCGCAAGCATTTCTTTCGCGGTCTTTACGTCCACGTCGATTACGGACCCGGCCTTTACGCGGCCATCTTCACCCCAAAAATCATGGGTCAGTTTGATGGGTGTTTTCTTCGCCATTTGAACAATCCTTTTTTTGCATAGGAAAGAGGCCACCGAAGCAGCCCCTTAAATCGTCATTCGTTCAGTCTTACGATGTGGCGGTCAGGCCGAACACATCGGCGCAAACACCCAGACCGGCCTCGTTCTTGACACACAGGGTGCCTTCGCCGATCAGAACCTTCTTCTGCGCATCGCCCGTCTTGGCAATGTTGCGGTCCTCTTTGATCCGACGGAACCACTTGAACGACGCCATTTCAGGATCAATCAGGTGGACATTACGCGATGTCGCGGTGTCAGACATTACGCGGTTTGGCATGATCATCACCTTGCCAAACGGGCCTTCGTAAACGTCAGCCGTGGCAACGATTGCGTTTTCCTTGCCGCTGTGTGCAGCGTAACGGAAAGACGCGACATTGGCGTCAGACATGAATGTCACGAACACGGATTTGACATAGGGCGAGACCACAACCGACTTGACGTTGGCCCCAGACTGATAAGCCTGCTGCATCACGCTATCCAGCATGGTCTTTGTGAACGCCCGTTGCGCACCGTCTGTGGCCGCGACGGTCAGGCCCGTTGCCTGATCAAAACCGCCATTAGCGCCACCGACGCCACGGTCCACGTTTGTTTCATACCAAGACGCCAGAGAGCCAGACACACGGGTTTCCCCGCCAACCGACGCAGAGTTTGACACAATCGCGTATTCAACATCTTTGCGCAGTTCGATGCCTTTTTTCAGCTTCTGCTTTTTCAGGCCCTTTTCAGCGTCCCCGGCGTTGTCCATCGCGTTTTGCGAGTTGGACGCGATCCAGCGCTTGTTCATGATCTGGGTATAGTTCCCGACACGAACGGCAGGAGTGATAGCGTCAAAGCTGTATTCGTCGCCCTCTGCCTGTGCGTTTGCGCCCGGTGCAGCCAGTTCTTCCGTTTCCCACTCGGGGTGAATGGTCTTCGATGTGCTGGACCCGATCAGGGAGTAGATCGGGGTGTCTTCCGGTGTGATCCGGTTAACAACGTCCGACAATTCTTCGCGGTTACCTTTTGCATCCGTGGTAACAAACGTGTTTGCAACTTTAGCCATGATTTACCTCTTTTGGCTATGGCTCAATCGAAGTCGATTTCCATCGCATCGTCGATTGAGCCTGATTTGGACAATCGTTGCATTGCTTTCTGGTTGTTCTGATTTGCCACTTGCTTGGCAGCCTTTGCCTTGCCCTTGCGGGGTGTTTCCACCCTGCGTGCGGCGTTGCGCCGGTTTGCCTCTGCCCGCTTGCCAATAATCGCGTAATGCAGGGCGGAACGAATTCGCGCGTCTGCTGTTTGAGCAATCTCGTCTTCGGTAAACCCGAATTCAAGTGCGCCCTTGTTGATATTGGCGTTGAATGCGGCCAGCTTTGCCTCGTCCTTAAGGTGCGGCATGGCCTTAACCAATGCGGCGTCCTGTTCAGACTTGTAAGCGGCCATGTCCTCGTCCCGAACCTGTTCGCGGTGGCTTTCAATCTCGCCCTTCATGCCGACAACACCTTGCAACTCGGCAATGGCGCGTTGGCGCATTGCTTGCTGCGCTGTGAAAGCGGCAGGGTCCGATTGGGCCAAAGCAAAATCCGGCTCTGGTGGGATTAGACTTGTCAGAAAACCTTCAAGGTTTCGCAACGTGTTTTGTGCAACCTGAATCCGCTCGGAATAAAGAGATTTGACCTTTTCTGCGGCCTCCCGCTCCCGTGCGATTTCGGTTGTTTTCTGCGTATAATCGGCATTCCGAAAATAGCTGGCACGCAATTCAGAAAGCGGCACTTCTTCGCCGCCATCCAGCGTTACCATCACAGAATCGTCGGGTTCCTCGGATTCCTCCGCCTCTGGTTCTTCGTCAACCTCGGCTTCCGGTTCTTCGTCGGTCTCGACATTTTCGCCCTCAACGGCTTCTTCCTCAACGGCTTCAAGGTTGTCCTCTACAGGTTCCTCGCCATCGTCAAAGTCCAAGTTGTCGTCGAGTTCCAAATCACTATCCATTTCGGCAGTGTTCATGCTCTGCATTCCTTTTTTGCAGGTGTAGTCAGCGGCTAAACCACTGAACCCCTACCGGTGGGCTTGGTCTTGCTCTTCGATAAGAGCTTCAACTTCCCCCGTAGGGATCGGATTGCGCGGATTTCCTGTGTGGTTGTCCGGCGCTGTTCGTCGTCAGACGGCTTGGCGTTCACGCACAATTCGAATGCGTCACGCTCTAGCCCGTCTAGAATTTCATTGAGTAACGGATCATTCAGCAGCTTTTCGGCGGCACCCATTTTAGACATTGCGTGCCCCAGCTATTGCTAACTTAGCCTGAATATCAGCCATCTTTATATCGCGCTCCTGCGCCAGCCTCTCCCGCTCGAACGCAAGCCGCTGCTCTTCTTTGATCTGGTCAGCCTGCAATTGTTCGCGGCGAGCTATGGCATCTTTTTCCATTTCAGCCGACTTGACCTGTAGGTCAGCTTCCATCTGTGCCATTTCCTTATCACGCGCGGCCTCCATTTTGGCTTTCTCAAGCTGCATCTGGGCTTGCAATTTTTGCTCGTCCGGGTTCGGCTGTTTTGCCGCCGCCTCAAACTTCTGCTTGACCTCTTCGGGGTCAGGCTTGGTGAAGAACGGCAAAGCGCTCGGGAAACCCGCCGTTTCGACAATCTTTTCCAGCGTGTTGTAAAGCTGGTCTGGCTTCACATAGACATTATCCGGCCCAAGGCTCGCCAGCAGTTCCTTTTGCAGCCCAAGAACCACTTGCAACACGGACAGGTCACGTTCCTTCGTCCCGCCGCCCAGCCCAACATTGACCGTGCAATCCATATCCACGTTCCAGACAGACGGGTCATAGGATTTCCATTCGCCCCTGATCTGCACGGTTCTAGGCCCGTCAGCATGGGCAATAACCAGCTTAAGCAACCCTCTGAACGCTTTTCGCAGCCCACCACGGGCAATCGACCTGACAATGGCGTCAGCCTGCGCAACACCGGCTTCTGACGCTATGTGCGCAGCCGTGGCGCTGGTGTTAACGAATGCCTCGGCGTCCAACCCGCCGCTTGCGTCTGTAACCCCTGTGCGATCCGTTGCAACCTGATCCATGTATTGCAACATGCTGAACGATTCACCGGCTACGAACGGCACCTGCTGCCACTCTAATGCCTCTCGGGCAGTATGACCGGGCTTAAGGTAAATCGGCTGCCCGAACTCGAAGTTGATCAAATCCTCTTCGTCCTCAAGCGCTGACCGCTGCACCGCTGGCCGCTGGTTGTTCTGCGCATAGAGGTTATCGAGCGTTGCCCGCATCAGCATGGTTTTGACCCGCTGAATGTCTGCGGTTTCCTCGTAGAGCGAATGCCCGTCGAACTGGTGCGGGTCGCGCTCAATCACGATTGCAGCATAGGGCGCATCCGTGACCATTTCTTGAGCCAAGATTAGATATTTTTCGGTCTCGCTGCCAGTCTCGCCGTAAACAATCCGGTGAAGCTCGGCGATCCCGTCCTTGTCCAGATCAAGCCGAACATAGACCTCATAGACCTCAACTTCCTGCATCGCCTCGCGGCTGTCCATTTGCAAATCGCTGTAGTCGTCGCCCTCGCGGCTCTCCTTGTCGTCGTCGTATTCCACGCCGTCGACACTTTCCAGTCGTGAAACTAGCCTGCGGTCGTATCCCATAGACACAAGGTCGGACCGTGTAGGCTGTTGAATCTCACCAACAAGCGCCGCCGTTTCGATATCCTCTGCGTCAGGTGATATCAGGAACACACCACGCGGAACCGCTTCCAGTTTCGGGGTGATGGTTTCCGTCTTGCGCTTGATCTTGAACGAGTGCCGCAATGAAGACGGGTTTAACTCCAGCACATCGGGGTCGGTCTCTTCGCTGGTCTCGTGGTCGATTATCTCAACGTCAGGTTCTCCAAGAAGGCCTACTACCGCCTCGTCCGGCTGGTCGGTGTATTCCTGAACCTCGACCTTGGTTTCCTTGTAGGCTGACCATTTTAGAATGCCGGTCTTTAAAAGCATGGCATCATGCACGGCGTCGTGGATAGCCGCCTCTACATCACCCTCTGGGATAACAACGTGGTTGACGTAATCCGTTGCCTGTTCCGCACCCTCTTCGTCGTCCTGCCCTACCGGCAAGTATTTTACCATTGCGTCGGTGCCGATGATGGTTCGCATCACGCTTGGCATGATCTTTTTCATCACCGTGCGAACATCGCGGCTCGACACGCTCGAACGGTTTTCCCGCGCTGGAACGTCCGGCGTCTTGCCGTTTGCATAATCGTTCGCCCGCTCGCGTTCCTTAGCGCCCTCGTCCAGCTTTGATTTGCACACGTCTACAAGGCCCGCAACGTGGCTTGCTAGTTTGTCGTTTTCCATTTGAAACCCTTAAAGGACCGAAGGCCCAACGTAGCGCTTGCGTGGCTTTACGGGTGGATTGATCGCCAACCCCATAACCCCGTACCTGAATGAATCCGCCCCGTGGCTTTCCCAGCCATGCGAGGGCCTTGTTTTCAGCACGCCGCGCTTGTCATCATATTCGGCCCGATACATGCGCAGGCAATCAAGCCCCCGCGCCATGTTCTCACCATCTGAATTGAACCACATCTGCGGAAAGCCCATGCGAACCGCGTTTATCCCGTCGTCAACCGAATGCTGTGGGACAATCTCGCAGGTTAATCCCCGGCCACGTAGAAATGTGATCCGGTCCTTGCCCGTCTGCAATTCCCGTGCCTTGGCATCATGCGGCAGAAAATGGTTGTGCACGGCGAACGGGCGGGCTTTGATGTAATCAACGTAATGATCCAGCCCAAAGCCGCTGTTCTCGTAATACTCCAGCCAGTGAATTTCCTTACCGACTGCCTGACCGAACCATAGGGCCATGCTGTCGCCGATCCCCAAATCCCAGCTACAGAACACATCCGCATTCCGATCATGGCTGATCTTGGTTATTCGCCCGTCGTTCTCGGCCTGCGCCATGTCCTTGCCATAGTAAGCGCCGATTACAGCAGCCTCAAAGCTGCACTCATATTCCTGTTCGTATTGCTCCGGCGTCATCATCCGCCGTGCATCATCTAGCTCTGACTGCGCAATAAGCCCCGTTTGGCTTGCTGTCATCTTGCCAGCGAACCAGTCGTCGCTTTCCATAGCCCGCTTGTAAATCTCGTGAAACGCATTACGGCCCTTTGGTGTGCCGATGAACGAACACCAGCCTCCACGATCAGACAATGCTGGCCGGATAACCTCGGGGAATGCCCTTGGGTCCTGATCGCCCGCCTCGTCAATTACAGCCCCGTCGAGATACAAACCCCGAAGTCTGTCGTAGTTCTCTGCCCCGTAAAGCCGTATCCGCGCCCCGTTGTGCGGGAAAACCACGCTCAATTCGCTTTCGCTAACCTTCATGCCGGGAATGTTCTGTGTGTATTCCTTTAGATATGCCCAAGCAACGTCCTTGGCCTGACCGTATGTCGGGGCAATATATGCGTATCGCGGCTCTTTCTTCGTTGCCCCAATCGCTCGGATAACCAAATCCATGACACATGCAACTGTCTTTCCGGCCCGCCGGTGCGCCACAATGCACGACCAACGCTTCTTCCGTTTGATGTATCCTAAGAACGGTTTCCTTGGGATGATCGTTAGATTAACCTCTGTCATCGCCGCCTAGGGTTACGTTGATAACCAGCGGGTTGTCTTCGTCCCCTTTAATCGTAACCGCGCTTAGATCGGGCAGAGATTTGCGCAGAAGTATCTCGATTGCCTTTAGTTTCGCGTTGTCCAACTCGACCGGCGGCGCGTCCTTATCGGTTGCATTTGCCTCGGCCCGTCCTAACGCAAAGTTCTGCAAGCGTTTTACAAGCTGGGTAGTCTGGATTGCCGCGCGGGTTTGATCCTGTTGCAGCTTTGTCGGTTTTGCCTTTGTTGCGGCCATGATTTTTATTCCGCTTGATGCGGCTCCTACTTAAAGGGTTGGGGGTTTTACCTGTTTGGTTGAATCAGCTAGGGCCGCTTAGGCGTTACCCCAAACGGCCCTGAAAACTCTGCCTACTCTTGGTAGGTGAGATGTGTTGAGCGCGGGCTAGCTCTCCGGTGCGCCCACTTTGGTCCGCGTGACAATGCTTACATGCCATTCATCCAGATACCCGCCGCGCTCATGTGGTGTTCCTGATCGGATTTGCACCGAACTCGCCGATCTGCATGCGATCTGCAACTTGTTAAAGAACACCGCAAAAATGCGGCTATGTTTGGCGGGCCGGATTTTACAAGCCGCCCGTGTGCTTGTGCCTGATATTGTGATCACTCCAGACAATACGGTCTTTCCCGCGCCACTATCGCTACTATTCAGTCACGCCCGCACGATAGGACAGAACGCTTTCGCAAATCAAAAGCCAAAAATGGCTGTTAAGAAGTCCTAGCAGACTGCCACAAACGCAATATCCCGCGCCTCTGGCGATAAGATATGAATATCACCTTGCGGGTTCCGCGTCAACAGTGCTGCCCTAAAATCGCATATGGTTTGCCACCAATTCTAGCGCCACCTGCAATTCAGATTGCCGCTTATAGTATCGGCTTCCCTTCCCCATGCGGATCAGGGGCAGGTTATGCCAGCATACATGCTCGACAATATCCCTTGTTTCTGGAGGAACCGCCTTCATTGCGTTTACAAGCCGCGACTGGGCATCCATCTGGATCGCTATGGTAGCGTCCGGTTTCGGGGTGCTGTCCACCTGCTCTTTCAACTCTCCCCCGCTGGATAGTTTCTCAACCCCTGACCATGCGTCGCGGATTTCCATTCCCGCTTGGTATTGCCGCATAGAAAGAAACTCCATGCGTGATAGCTGGCATTCTGTCACCAGCCGCCCGATGTTGTTCGGGTTGCGGCCTTCATCGTTCAGGATCGGCTTTAGAACCTTGCCCGCCATCGCTGCGGGCGTCCCTGTGCCATGATCCCCTCCCAGCGGGGCCAGTGAGACACTTGACGCTGCCTGTGCCTTGTAGTGCTTGCGCTTACGTTTGCCCATTCATTCGCCCCCGTCTGGCGCGAACACCTTTGGCGTTATATCTTGCCTGCCCGCGTCCTCGTATTTCACCATTGTTTGGAAAAAATGTGTCTCCCCTTTTGTCATTGCGCCGAGTGGCTCGAAGCCAAAAGCTATCTTCTCGTTAACCGCATTTTCAAGCCTGCTGTAGCTTCTATCTGAAACAATTTCGTATCCAACTATTCGCCTGTTCATTATCTGCCCCTTAGTTTCTGAATATCCATTCGGCCCGCGCCTCATCCGTCACCTGTGCTTCCAGATCGGCAACCCGCTTTTGCAGCTTCACAATGTAAGCCTGTGCGTGCTCGTCCCTCTTGCTAATAACGGCCAACTGGTGATTAAGCCTGTCGATCGTGGCCTCCTGTGTAATCACCTGCTGTTCCAGCGTTATTTCGTCGTCGTCATTCATTCGCCAGCTTGCCCGCCATGTAATCGCGCCCGCGCTCTGTGATTTCGCAGTTTTTGACTTGCCAAACCTCTTGCGGGTGGGTTCGGGTGATATACCCGTCCAGTTCAAGGCTCTTTAGGTAATTCCTGACCGTTGGAGCCTTGATGCCAGTATCATCCGCTATTCCACTGGTGAGTGTATTGCCACGGCTGATAGACCGCAGCACAGCGCACAGGTTCTTGACCCGGGCCTTTGACGTTGCTGGCGTCTTGCGTGGCTTCCTATATGGCTTACGGATATGTCGCGTTTTTGGCTTCATGCTATCCAATATAGCCCGCCGCAATACGTTCTCGCCTGCCGGTGTTCGCGGTCGGTTTGTGCCGAAGTCGTAAAATGTTGCTCTTGCGTTCATTTGGTCGCTCCTAGAATGGGATTTCAGAATCGTCGAAGTTGTCTCCGGCGCCGCCTTGTGGCTGCTGTTGCTGGCCTTGCTGCGGCGCATCGCCACTCCGACCGTCCAGCATAACCAGCGTGCCGTTGAAGCCCTGTAGCACCACCTCGGTTGAATACCGATCATTGCCCGATTGATCCTGCCATTTGCGGGTTGAAAGCGAACCCTCGATATATACCTTCGAGCCTTTTTTCAGATATTGTTCACAGACACGCACCAGCCCTTCCGAGAAAATGGCAACCGTGTGCCATTCGGTTTTCTCGCGCCGCTCGCCGGTGTTCTTGTCTTTCCACGTTTCCGAGGTCGCAATCCGCAGATTGCAAACCTTGCCGCCATTCTGGAATGTGCGCACTTCGGGATCAGCGCCCAGATTGCCTATCAATATTACTTTGTTAACCGATCCGCTCATTTCTATTTTCCTTCGTTTACGTGCTTAGGGAAAGCCATCCACGCCAACGGCGCTTGGCCTGTAGCGAACATGCTCCAGCGTTTTTCCTTCGGAAGCCATTGCGATACCGTCACAGTTTTGGCTTCATCGTCAGCGCATAAGATCACAAGATCAGGCACAAATCTCTTGACCACCATTGTCTTACCGTTCTTGTGTTTAATCTTTTCCTGCACAATCCTGCCTCTTGGTGCGCGGCTAATATTAAAATCCCATTCGCTCATTTCCGTATTTCCTTTTCTCGTTTCAGCATTTCAATCTTGATCAGCGGGTCTTTTGCCATCGTGTAGCCCATGTCGTCCCGCATGTTTTGCAGTTGCGTGAGTGTAGTTGCCCGCTGGATTCGGCGGATTAGCCATTGCTGTGTGTGTATTGTTTTACTGACATGTGCCTGATATTCAGCCGGTGCCATGTCCTGCGTTTTTTTCTCGCCTGCCTGCGTCATTGCTCTGGCCCATTCGTTTTCTTCTTATCAATATATTCATCAAATTCTTTGAGTAACCTTCTATTATATAGGTCTCTTCTGATATGCTTTGTGGATTTGATAGTAGACTGGTAAATTATGACGACTATCACAATTGGCGATACAATAGGCCAGAATACCGCCATGGAAACGGCCTGCCTTCCTGTTAGGCCCGCTTGCAACATCATCGCCAGCGCTGGCACGGAAAATGTCCACCACACCAATATAATTATTATATAATCACTCATTTTAATATTCCTTCCGCTCTTGCGTATGGGTCATATTCCGAGCCGGTCTTTCAGCCTATAAACCCCGCCAAATTCCGCCACCAGCATCTTGCGCAACCGTTTTGTGGCCATCCCCATATTGTAGGCTGCCAATTTTGTGTTTCCATTTACCGCATGGAATTCATCAATCATTACCTTGCGGCGTTCTTCCTTGTGGCGCTTCTTCATTTCGGCCCATGTCTCTGTCATTCTTTCACTCCGTAAGCTGCTTGAAGCTGCGCCAGCGTTAGCCCCTCGTGGACCGGCAAGACCTCGCACACGCCGCGTGTCAAACGGCCTGTTTCGCCGTTGTTGCGCTTCTCTCTGCCGTTCTTGATTGCCGGCGCTGTTGGTGCCGTGCATGGCGTCCAGCGGTCTAATGCGAATTGCTCAAAATAGATCATGACCGGCCCCCAAACTTCTTTGCAATGAAACCAGCCTTGGCAACAATCGCGGCGGCTTGCTCTGGCGTTGCCCGCTCTCTGTCAGGTTTGCATTCTTGCTTTGGAATCTTTGGAAGCCGCGCCAGCTTCGCACCGCGTGCTTTCAAAATGTATGAAACGATATGCCCCTCGTTTGGCATCTTGCTTGGCCGGTCCAGAACCGCTTCACGGCAGGCCGCTTTGATTTCGTCCAGCGGAAAATCTTGCAGCGCATCCATGAAATCTGTGATCGCCCGATCATGCGCAGCCGACCCACGGTCGCGGTCCCAGCCGAAGCGGTCATACTTTTTCGCCAGCACTTCCAGCTCAACAGCAACCATTGCCCTATGCTGTGCCAAGTCCTGCGAGCCGAGCAATGTTCTCAAGGGCCGCATCTGGGCGAGCGCCGCTTCCCGGCTGTTGGCTGTAATTTCCGTTCCCATTGAATCCTACCTTCTCGGGGAATATCCCCTGCCATCCGTTTTCGATTGAAAGATTTAGAACCGCGTCAGGGTCTTGGTGGCCGCTTAGGCGATCAACAATCCGCTTTGCCGCAAGTTCGGTGATTGGTTTTTTCATTGCAGCCCTGTGAGCCACGAAATCTTGCGCTATTGCTGGGGAGCAAACCACAGAAAGAAGTGACGCAATATCAGGCTTTGGGGCGCGTTTTTTTGTAGATACGCTAGTATCTCTTTTTATTGGTTCTGGTTCTGGTTCTGGTTGGTAGGGCTTTGCTTTAGCATTGCTAGGCACGTTTTTCTTTGTTTTCAACGCCTTGGCATTTCCGCCAAGTTTTCCGGCAGAAACGCGCTTTTTATGCGCATCGTTTGATTTTGCATATTCTCTTGCAAGCCTAGCATTGCTAACACGGCCATTTCTGCGCTCGAAAAATTCATCCAGAATTACCGACACAACCCTATCAAATGTGTCCTGATCAACCCGCATACGGCGCATGATCCACTTGTCGTCATCCGGCAAGCTGCACCCAGGCGTCATCCACATCAGGCGCAATAATCTGTTGTATGCGCCGTCCTCTTCAAGCGTCAGGTGCGAGGTCTTTGCTTCGAAATCTGTTGGATACATGTTGAAATATGGCAGGCTCATGAGATTGTCCCCACCACCGGAATGCTAACCACGCCCAGCCCAACAGCCGCCAGAGCCTCGTCAGCGTTGTTTACGATTGATACGGTGCCGGGCCATTGAATATGCCATGCCGCCTCGTCTTTGGTCAGCTTACGGGCCGATGGCGGCTTAGACCCGTCTTTAATCTCCAGCAGGTAATTCTTGCCGCGAAAGCCCACCAGTAAATCTGGGCACCCCTGCCCGACCATGTGAAGATGTTGGACAACTG